AGGAAGCTCGTACCAAGTCGCACAGATCTGGAGCGGCTCCCCTTGATACTATCTTGAATAGGATGCTGGAGCATATTGGGCATATAAGAACCACCGCCTCACCTAGTGAGCGGTGGGAGGTCCTGGTAAAGCTCCGTGAGCAAACACTGGAATCAGCCTGGAAATCTTACATGAATGTCCAGGGTTACCGTGGCCCGGAAAAATCTTCATATTCGAGCGGTCTTCGAGAAATACCGCTCCGTGGTACAGATGATATAGAATGCGCTGTGGCGTACTCGGGAGGCCACCTGGGATTCGCTCACGCCAAGTGGGGCAGGAGTGCTCTTGGCGCGTCTGTGCCTGTATCCAAAATGACGCAGAGTAGCAGGAGCCCGTGGTGGAATCCCCGTGGCTACCGACCAAAAATCACAAGAGATTTGCAAAATAGCGACTACTGGGTTTATAATCCGGGGAAGCATGGACTCACCAACGAAAACGATGAGTTTTGGAGAAAAGTCCCATCACATAAGCCTGATGGCAAAATCTGAACTCTGCTTCCTTATAGAGGACTGATAGTGGACTGTGAAGTAACACTTGAAATGATTGATGCGTACCTTCTGAAAGCTTGCGAGACAGCAGAGTACTGCTCCACAAACATCGCTGGCGACGTAACAGAATACATCGTCAGAATAGGAGAAAGGGTCTATGTTTTCATCATTCCTGAATAGTACGTCATATAGAGGAATCTGAATAACGTGTCATATAGAGGGGATCTGAATAATGACTCATAGAGAGAGAGTTAGAGCCTCTTATAGGATAGCAGTTGTAGACCCTTATGTAGGAGGACCATTAAGTTGTACTATAGAGAGGAAGTTGTGCCCCCTTGTAGAGCGCGAGTTATACCTACTTATGAAACGGTCCCCCTAGTAATGGAGAAAGGTGTTCCCAGTAATGGAGAAGTATAGGGTATATCATCTATCTATGCTTTGGAGATCGTTATGAAAGTTGGCTCTGGCTCTGTCTACGACACTCACACTGGCGTCTGGTACAAATCTCGTACTGATGCTATTAAGGAATTAGGCCCTGATATCGCTATTCCCGCCTTGCATCAAGGCAAACGACTGAGGATTTTAACTATGCCTGATTTAATTTCTGCTCTTGGCTCTGCTGTCGAGCAGGACATAAATAATGTATCTATAGATTGCACTGGAGTGGCGGATCTGCTGCTCTCTTCCTCCAGGGACCCTGATGGGTTCTATGATTGCGCTGCCACTTTAGCTGAATTCTCTAAACATCTTCTGAAAGCTCGTGAAGAGCTCCTGGAACATTTGGACCAATTGGTCTATGCCGAGGACAGCAAGAGTCAAAGAATATTATTAAATACTGATATAGCTCAGTTGGGATTGAAATGAACTCATTAACAGAAGAGGAAATTGCCCCATACCTTCAGATTGAAGAGGAGCAGAGTGTTCGTCCCGCTAGTTATTTCACCCAAGAGGTCCTAGAGCACTATTTAGCCCCTGAACAAACCCAAGGAGTTATACTTCCGTTTGGAGATCTCGGAGATCGCTTTAGATTGCGCGAAGGAGAATGCACGATCTTGGCTGGCATCAACTCATCCGGGAAAAGCCTTTTGTCAGGACAGCTACTTTTGGCAAGTCTCACCCAGAATGTAAAATGTTTATCTGTTAGTTTGGAAATGTCCCCGAGGAGCCAATTGGTTAGACTTTATAGGCAAGCCTCTCTAGAGAGCTCTCCAACCTTGGAATTTGCCCTGGAATTTAGCTCCTGGTCTTCTGATAAACTGTATTTCTTCGACAAGATGGGCTCTGTAGATTTGAATACTTTGATGGCAGTGATCCGGTACTCCATCGACAAATTCAACACTCGAATGATCCTGGTAGACAGCTTGATGACAATCGCTGGCATAGCCAATGATGACTACACGGCACAAAAAAGAATCGTCCTCAAAATAGCTGAGACGGTGCGTGATTTGGAGTGCCACATCATTTTGGTCGCTCATGCACGTAAGTCTATGTCTATAAAGGATAAAATAGACAGATTCTCAATAAGAGGTGCTGGAGAATTAGCCGACGTTGTAGATAACGTGTTGTTATTACAGAGATATTATTCTAGCGATCCTGGGGAGCCTAGCGCGTTGCTCTCCATCTCTAAAGCTAGACACTGGGATATGGCGGAGTGTGAAATGGATTTGTTTCTTGACCTGCCCTCGTTGAACGCCTTTACAGAGGGAGCTCTCCCGCAAAAGATTTCAATGGATGTACCCGCTCCAGATGGATAAGCCATGGAAGAGGTTTGAGCGCAAGGTAGCAGCTATATGTGGTGGAGAGAGGATACCAGTATCGGACAGGAGAACGCCTTTGGATGTGAAGCATGACCTGCTAGGGATTGAGTGTAAGTTTAGAACCAAGCTTCCTAAGTGGCTTTTTAACGACGCCTGGAACCAAGCTGTAGCTGGCTGTGAAGGCAAGGATCTAATCCCTGTTGTTGTAGCTGGCGAAAAGAGAAATAGAAACACTTTCGCAATTATCACCCTTGAGGACCTAATGAAAATATTAGACGGGAGAACCAAGTAGTGGACGAATACCAGAAGTTTATTCATAAGAGCCGGTACGCTCGTTACCTTGATTCAGAGGGAAGGCGTGAGACATGGGAAGAAACTGTAAACAGGTATTGTAATTTCTGGGAAAAGCCATTACCCAATGAAGTAAAACAAGCTATATTAGATATGGAAATCATGCCAAGCATGAGGGCCCTGATGACTGCTGGGCCAGCCCTGGAAAGAGATCATATGGCAGGGTACAACTGCTCATTCATTGCGGTAGACCATGTTAGGGCCTTTGATGAGAACCTGTATGTTCTCCTTTGCGGCACTGGTGTGGGGTTCAGCGTCGAAAGGCAATTCATCAGCAAGCTGCCTGACACCTCTGATTCGTTTCATCACACAGACACCACTATCGTAGTGCGGGACAGTAAGATTGGCTGGGCAAGCGCCCTACGGGAGTTGATTAGTCTGCTGTATCAAGGGCTAATCCCCAAAATAGATTTCTCCAGGATCAGGCCCTCTGGAGCCAGACTCAAAATATTTGGCGGAAGGGCCTCTGGCCCAGATCCGCTAAAGAGGTTGTTTAACCAGTATATTCGTATATTCCAAAATGCTTCTGGACGGAAGCTCACCAGCATAGAGTGCCACGACCTTCTCTGCTTTAATGGAGAGGCTGTAGTAGTTGGGGGGGTTCGTCGAGCGGCGGAGCTAAGCTTGAGCAACCTTACAGATGAGCGTATGCAAAGAGCTAAGATGGGGCAGTGGTTCATAGAGAACCCACAACGAGCTCTGGCAAACAACTCCGTATGCTACACAGAGAAACCAGATATTGGGATATTTATGAGGGAGTGGGTAGCCCTCTATGAATCAAAGAGCGGAGAGAGGGGCATTTTCAACCGCCAAGCGGCTAAAGACCTTGCCCCGGAAAGGAGAGACACCGACCATGAGTTTGGGTGTAACCCATGCAGTGAAGTGATTCTCAGGAGCTGTGGCTTATGTAACCTATCTGAGGTTGTACTCAGGCCCTCGGACACTATAGACAAGGTCCTACGCAAGGTTCGATTAGCTACAATCCTGGGAACTTATCAATCCACCCTTACAGATTTCAGGTATGTTCGACCCGTCTGGAAGCGTAACGCAGAGGAGGAGAGGCTGCTTGGCGTTAGCTTTACGGGAGTCTTTGATTGCCCCGCTATCTTGAACGCCACCCCTGCTGAGTTGGAAGACCTAAAACTACACGCTGTAGAGACTAACAAGCTGTGGGCTAAGAAGTTAAAGGTGGAGCAGTCTGTAGCTACGACCTGTATTAAGCCTTCTGGAACCGTTAGCCAGTTAGTTGGAGTTGCGGGGTCCGGGCTTCACCCGTCTTATTCCAAGCACTACATACGAAGAGTAAGACAGGACATCAAAGACCCGCTAAATGCAGCCTTAATCAACGCAGGGCAACCATTCATACCAGACCCGTACAACAAGGACGCTTTGGTGTTTGAGTTCCCTATGATGGCTCCAGAGAAATCCATCACAAAGGATAAGGTTAGTGCGCTAGAACATCTGGAAGTTTGGAAGAAGTTTTCAGTTCACTGGTGCGAACACAAGCCAAGCGTTACAATCTACATTGAAGAGGACGAGTGGCTGGCTGTAGGAGCATGGTGCTGGGAGAACTTTGATATACTGAGCGGGGTTAGTTTTTTACCAAAAGCGGATGACGCCCATATATACGAAGCGGCCCCATACGAAGAAATAAGTTCAGAAGAATATGCTGAAATGATAAAGAAATCTAACCTTGCCATAAACTGGGATGCTGTTGTCGAAGAAAGCGACAACACCACAGGAAGTCAGGAGTTGGCTTGTACTGCAGGAGCTTGCGAGATATGAGTTTAGAGAAAAAGAAAAGGTGGGAGTGTAAGCCGTATTTGAAATGGGTCAGCAAGCTGCCTTGTGCTGCGTGTGCTATGCTGAACGATACTGTAGTGGCCCATCATTTAACAAGCAGAAATGCTCCGTTCTGCGGCGGCATGGGATATAAAGCGTCGGATATATTCGTTATGCCTTTGTGCCATAGGTGCCACGCCGACGCTCACAACGGAGATGCGGACATTCTGGACTGGCAATTCACCTTCATCTTTGATACACTTGACAGAGCTACCAGGGCTGGCGTGTTGAAATTAGACGGGATCAAGGCTAAATTTCCTCCAGATGAAGGAGTTGTTTTGTGATTGATGAGCAAACAGTTGAAAGCGCGCTAGACTTCTTGAGGGATAACGCTGAAAAGATTGCGAAAGCCCGAGCAGAAAGGATCTACCTGGATCAGTTCAGGAAGAGCAAGAAAGCTATTCTTTTCACCCAATCCTTAGAAGACACTGTAGCCGCAAAGGAACAGTGGGCATTACAGCATCCAGATTACTTGAAGCTTTTGGATGCTTTATCTACGGCGGTTTATGAAGACGAACGGTTGAGGTTTTTGACAGCAGCAGCGGAGGCAAAGATTGAGGTATGGAGAACAATGCAAGCGAACGCAAGAGCGGAGGGCAAGGCGTATTCGTGAGTGGCAGTGAGGCTTTCGGAACAGAGGAGCAATGGTTGAATGAGTACGAGAATGTTGTGGCGCAATTGGCGCATGAAGACAGTCTAAACCAACAACGCAGAGGTAAGAAGATGGCATACGACCAGAAGGACAACGCAGCATCACTATTCAAGAACGAGGAGAGAGCAAGCGAAAAACACCCACATTACACAGGGAAGGGCCTTGTTGACGGTAAGGAGTGGCGCATAGCTATGTGGAAAAACACAAGCAAAAGCGGGAAGGTTTATCTTAGTTTGAAGTTCGAGGAGCCAAGGGAGCAAGTTCAAGCAACCTCAACCATGGAGGACGATGTACCTTTCTAATGGCTACAGACCACAAAATAGAATACCATGATGGAAGCGAGGTAATTCTAAATTTCAATCCAAAGAAGCACTACTATACCGTAGATGGGAAATACGCGCCGTCTGTAACCACCATCCTTGATTCCATTGCTAAGCCAGCACTGATACCATGGGCAGCTGGAGAGGGTGCAAAATACTTCCAAGCTAACGTAAAGCCCTTCACCACAGGCGAGATCAGTGTTGATGCCATGGCGAAGGGTATACGTGGTGCGTACAAGAAGAGATCTGGGGACGCTTTGGTCATAGGGCAGCAAGTACACGAGTGGGCTGAGAAAGCTATCCTATGGAAGCTAGGTCGCGGAGAGGCTCCCTCCATGCCGGACAGCAAGGAAGCTAAGTCTTCTATAGGAGCGTTCAGAGAGTGGGTAAAGACAAACGATATTGAATGGGTTTCTTCAGAAGAGAAAGTGTTTCACCCGCATAGATGGTATGCTGGTACGGTGGATGCTGTAGCTAGAGTGAATGGAGACTTCTCTGTTATTGACTTCAAGACTTCTGCTGCAATCTATAGCCCATACCACCTGCAGTGTGCTGCTTACGCTAAATGTGTAGAGCTTATCTACGGAGAAGAGGTGGAGAAGGCTTACATATTGAGGTTTGACAAGAAGACAGGGTCTTTCGAGGCGCAAGCTTCTTCAGAAATAGAAGAAAACTTCCGCGCCTTCCTGGGTTTTTTAGAGGGATACCGTAGACTGAAGGATCTAGAAAACAAAGGGAGTAAATAACATGCGTGATGAAGAGCCAGGAATAGCGGGGATGATGGTGTTCCACATATCTGCTGCTGTCTCACTAATGCGGATGGTGCTTGAGAATGAGTTGGTTGACAGGGATGTTCTCTCAGTCATCATAAAAGAGACGGCTAGCGAGTCTGAATGTGTTAGAGAACAAGCATTGTGGGAGACTTTTGCTGACTTCTTAGATGAGTCTATTGATGAAGCTGTCGATAGCCCGGCGCTGAGTATTATAAAATTTCCAGGGAGCGATACTATACAATGAATTTACTTATTATTGGCGACCCTCACGCTAATCCAGATTACGATAACGACAGGTTCGAGGCTCTGGGGAAGTTTATCGCTAAAGAGAAACCACACCATATTGTTTGCATTGGAGACATGGCAGATATGAGTAGTCTCTCGTCGTATGACAGGGGCACCAGGGGCTTTGAAGGGCGCAGGTACTACAAGGACATAGCTTCTGCAATAGATGCCCAGGAGAGGCTGTTTAAGCCCATCAGGAGGGTGCGCGGGTACAAGCCTAAGTTATACATGACCCTTGGTAACCATGAGGATCGTATAGATAGGGCATCCAACGCCAGTCCAGAGTTGTACGGGGCTATAAGCATAGACGATCTAAAGTATAAGGAATTCGGCTGGAAGGTGACTCCTTTCAAAAGCGTGCTAACCATACAGCGAATTTCATTTAGCCATTACTTCACTAGCGGGGTAGCCGGTAGGCCAATCAGCTCTATACACATAGGGCACCAGCTTGTTTCCAAGCTTCATTGCTCAGCAGTCCAAGGGCACTCACACCT